TGAGTCTCTAATTTTTCTTTGAGTCTCTTGAATCACCTGAAAACCAAAATCAATTCTTGCGTCATTAAGTATTGGAGTAATTCTGTCTGTCGATCCTGCTCTGAAAAAATTAATAGAGCCCGGTCTTGTTCTAATTTTTCCTAAGAAACCATCATCAGGAAGTTGTAAAGGAGGATCAACAGTTTTTTGAGCACCCTTAATTGTTGTTTCAACCATTTGATTTAAAGTTTTCGCCTCAGGCAAAGCATTCATCCCTGCAGATCTACCATAAGTTTCATCGCTCGTTTTCGACCAACGAGGAACCACAAATGGAAACTCCTGGAAACCTTTAATTCTTAAATCAACTTTTTGCGCTCTCAGTATATGCTGGGAAACAATCGGGTCACCTTTCGGAAAACCTTTATCATCAAAGTCTTTCGGATAAACGCCATGAATTAATTCGAACATATCTGTCGAATTACTCTCAAAAGCCTTAATCAAAACACTATGTTTTTTTACAACATCTATTCCAAACTCTTGAACTATTTGACTTATGTTCCACTTAAAAACTCTATAAACAGTTTTGATTACACCTTTATTATCTTCTTCAACAAAAATGTTTTGAATATGCCTTGAGGCAAATCTAACAATAGTCTCATCATCTTCTTCGATAGATAAAGTGCCAGTACCAAAACAGCCTAAATCAATGTAAAGTTCGTGAATTTCTGTTTGAAAGTTAGAGTTATTTAAAACGTTAAGCATTTTTCTGGATGTTTTTTGAAGCCATTTTCTTACCGTGTCTAAATCATCAAGATCAGGATCGCCAGTTGTTAACTCAAAAAATTGAGAATTAGGGTTTGTTAAAAGTCCGTGTAAAAATCCTGCGAGAAGTACGTTTGATTGAAGAGCTGTGTTGTCTAAAAGAAATTGGTTGTTTTTTTCACCAGGCACCCTTGATCTAATAATATTATTTTTACTAGGCAAAATAAAGTCAGCTAGCTGCTGCCAGTGAGTTTCCCAGTTACCACGCTGCCCTTTTAAAAAATCTACCTTAGCTACGACCTCTTCTGCTTTTCTAGCCATTTAACTACCTTGATAAAACTGTTTGTGCTCTTCCCGGTCTGTCCGCTAAAACTGACCGTTGTTGCTTTTTTAATTGTCTGGATCTAAATCTGGGATCAAGACCTTCTTTTGCTTTTTTAAAAATAGTGCTAGCCGCTGAAACATCTCCAGTGCCAACCTCGCCTTGAAGCTGAAGCTCAAGTTCTTTTTTTGTAACATCGCTTAATGTTGGATCAGCGCCCACTTGGCCTAACAAATCTTTTCTTTGCCTAGAACCAGCTTCTAAATCTTTTAATCTTCTCCCTGCTGCTGTTTGCGCAGGATCAGGTGGTCCACTCATTAAAACGCTCCTCCAAAGATGTCATAGTCATTATCAGCATAACTCTGAAGATCCGAAGGATGCTTCCTTCTGGCTTCAGGTTTATTACCCATAGCAAGAGTTCTAAATGCATCAGCACCATTAGACGCCCAATTATGCAACGGCTTTGAACTCCAAATTCTGTTCTTTGCATCGAACTTTTTTTGGTAGTTTCTTAAAGCCTTCAAACCTCTCTCGCATTTTACCCTATCAAACCAGCATTTGGGAAGCAAAAGTCTTGAAGCCTCAATTCCATCAGCTAAATTTGTCTTAGCTAAAACCCTAGGCATCCTCCCTGTCAGATCTCTCCACGTCTGCTGCCTTGACACGCCGCTTCCTAAGTCTCTTACTTTAGCGTCGTGCGGCATATAATCATCACGGTAATTGTATTTCGTGCGATGGTCTTTTTTCAACTCTCTTGCATACCAAGGAAGTCCTTCTCCTGAATTTTCAATATAATCAATCAACCTGTACTGAGTTCCTATCTGCTGCAAAAACCAAATCACAGTAGTATCATTCATTCCTAAATCCCAAAAAGTATCAACAGGAAGTGCTGGATCGTGCGGAACCTCTGTGATTCTCCCCGCATCTTCTGCTTCTTCAATATAAGTTCCATAGTAAGCACCCACTAAAGCTGCAGCAAAAGAACACTCCATCTCCTGATCATAAGCCTCTTTACTCATTTCATCTTTTAATGCTTGAAGCTCATCTTCAGGTAAAATATTTGTTTCTGAAGCCTTATGAATTACTTGATACCAACCTTTATCAGAAAGTTTTAAAGCAAGCTGATGGACATCAAAAAAATGGTTTTGTCCTTTCGGAGTTCCAATAAATATAGCCCAACCCCTCCTGTCAGATAAAGCAGGCCTTACAGCTTCACCCCAAACAATAGGATCGCATTCCGCATACTCATCTAAAATTACACCATCCAAGTAAAGACCTTTTAAGCTTCCAGGGTTTTCTGCGCCTAAAAGCATGATCCTTACAAAATCATCTTTGTCTGGTCTCGGTATTTCTAACCTTAAATCTTGTTCATGAGTCCGTACACCAGGAATGTTTTTAGCAAAACCTTTTAACATATCCCATGCAACGCGTTTTGCCTGACCATAGTTCGGAGCTATATAAGCGTATTGGGGATGGTCTTTTTCATTTCTAAGACCATCTGCAAGCATATGGTTAAGCGAGAAAACTGTTTTACCAAAACGACGATGACATACTAAAACGCTAAAGCGTTTTAGATTTTTATGCAGCTCATACTGGAGCGGTCTCGGATTATACCCTGTTGAAATTCTCTGCTCTTCCATAAAACCTTTAGCTGTCGCCGATTCTTATTAATTCCATAATTCTACCAAGAACAATTAAGTTGCCAAAATCTGTGTTGATTCTAACGTCAATAGCTTCTGTGCCATCAACAACAACCTCGCCCATAGTATTTCCAGCCGTGAGAAAGTTAGCACCCTGCCCCTTCATAGAGCGCCTTGTTGTATTATCAAAAGAGCCATCAACATATATAACATATTCACAAGTAGCTGGGTTACCAACTATCTGCAAATTCATGTTAACAAAAACTAAATACTTTCCAGCAATAGGGGTTAAAGTAAAATCAGTTATTAAAAAATCAGCCCTTGTGTTTTTTGTAAAACTACTTGTAGAGGATACATTATATGTTATTAAGGGGCTCGGGCCTGGCATTAGAATATTCATTAATGCTCCTTAAAGTCTATCCAAAAATCAAAGTCTGTCGAGCCACTAGATGTTTTTATTTGTATCTGTCTTATTCCACCTCTTATATCTTTTGAACCCATTGATTTGTCAGGAACATTAAAAAAAGATTCTTCGTTGTCTGCTGAAATTTGTACGTTTTTACCGTCAACGGCAAAAGTAACACTGCTTATAACTTTATCTGCAGTGGCTGGAATACTTTGAACTGCAGTTGTGGCGGTTCCTGTAAATGCAGTTGTAGCCCCTGAATCGTCTGCGCCCTCTACAGTGCGAACAGCAAGTTCTCCAAGAGAATCTGAATTTATAACTGCAAGAAAAAATTCAATTATCTTATTCAAGGAACCTCACTTTCTATATCTCCAGAACTCATATTAGTCATCGTACCGATAATATTGTTTTCAACATCTTCGAGCGTAGGAAATACATCATTAGGACCGTCGCCCATTCTGTTCCAATAAACTAAAGCTGTTTCAATAGTTCCGCTTTGATTTTGTAAATCAATAGGAACTCCAGAGTTATATAAAGCCGTTACATCGGCAGATAAAAGCTCATCATTCCAAATACTGACTTCATCTAAATTCCCTGGCCCAAAATTAGCGCCTGATCCACCAGATCTCGCCGCTATAGCCATATCAGCGATGTTTGAAGTGTCGCCTGTTAAAGTATCGTTTTGTGTATTAAGAACTATAGAAGCACCATCAACGTACATCGTGACACCTGAGGCGTCGCCACTACCGTCGTAGGTAATTGTAACCATATGCCAATTACCATCGCGATAAGTAACGTTTACGTTAGAGCGAACCCTGATCCTGTCACCTGTGCCTGTGGCTCTCAATTCAATAGTTAAACGGTTCGATGCAAGGCTTAATCTGTAGCCAGTATTTGAAAGCATTTTTTCAATATACTCAACCGTGCCTGAGGTATCGGTGCTCTTTATCCAAAAATTCCAAGAAGCTGCTTCTGATTCAAAATCAAAATCAATTAAAGAATTATCATCTACATCTATAAAATCATTGTTACCATCAAACTGAACGCTAAAATTATTAACAAAAGGAATTGTGCTAAATAAACTATCTCTATTATCCCATATCTGATCAAAAGTATTAGAGGCCCATTCGGTAATAACTTCATTCCCTACAATAATCTCTCTCTTCATAATCCATTTAGCTTGAGCTGTTGTAGCCGATTGATCTTCAGCCCAACCTGTAAAAACAAGATGAGCACTTCTAATGTCAATTCTTTTTAATAAGCCAACTTCTGGAATGGTTTGTCTGGCTGGAAGAACTAAGCCTAATCCCAATTCTCCTGATGGATCTTTTTTTAATATAGGACCAAGAAAGGGAATTATTTTTTTCATCCAGCAATCCCCGTGTCTTTTCTCTGTTCAGGCCGATGAAATTCAACAATAAGTTTGTCGCTTGTGCTCGCCGAAACCCACCAAATATTTTTCAAATTAATAT